GTTCGGGCGACGCCGTATGGCTTTGCTGTAAACCCTGAGACTTTTAGTCTCAAGCAGCTCAGCATATTGGCGGCACTCGGTTTGTCGATGTCGCCGAAAACGTTGAAATAACTACTCAACGGTTCCGGGCATGCAATCCTGCATGTCCGTTTGGTCACGCCGAGAGGCGTTGCAAGTAAGGACACGCTATGGCATACTCCGATCCCCAGTCAGTTACTGTTACAGGTAGTGCCAGCTCGCTTGCGCGAACTGGTTCCGGCATTAACTCTGGAACTTTCCAGAGCAACGACGGTACCGTGCAGCTTTCTGTTAGCTCCGCTTATGCGAAGCGAACTCGAAGGACTGCTCGGATCAACCTGAGCAAAATTGCTGCTGACCCGCTGATTTCAGCGAATAACATCAAGTACTCTGCGAGTGCTTTTCTTGTTATTGATGCACCCCTCACGGGGTTCTCGGTCGCAGAACTTACGACACTTGTGACAGGTCTTACGACCTGGCTCAGTGCCAGTTCTGCAGCAAACACCATCAAGCTTCTTGGTGGTGAGAACTGATACAGATTGAACCTCACGTCTTTCAGGCCTTTATTGGTCTGCTTGCCGTAGGGTTTATTTGTATCGTTCTACTGTGGGGCTTCTACTCCTTGCGGAGTGGGAGGAGACTGACTCGGCACTAAAGTGCCGGGTTGGTTGATGGAACAACCATAGCTAAGGAATAACTAACTCTATTTAGGAGCAGCTATTGAAAAGCCTAATGTTGTTCTTGCGAGAGGTACTCACGGAAGTGGGTACCTGGTGTTGCATTAGCACCACTAGAGATTATAAGTACATCTCTAGTCGAGTCGAACACGAGGGGCTATCGTTTTTGACGATAGCCCTACCTGACTTTGGAAAAGACCTCGAAAAAGGTCTGGAACAAGGTCGTTTGGACTCCTCTCTCTTCTGCGGTTTCCGCAAGAAGGGAGTCATGCCCCTATTTCTAGGTGGCATGTTGAGTCTTGTGTTTAACTCTATTGATGGTGTGTTACTGGATGAACCGTCGGTAGTCGCAATCCGTGGGATCCGTCAGCTAACGCTGATGTTTTCTAAGATTGGCATCGAATGCTCTGATGAGCGAAAAGATGCCGCGATTGCCAAGTACATCCAGTGTGAGCAGGATGTTAAAGAGTCTGATCGCAACCTCTCGCCTGCAGATTTATCTGCATTTGAGAGAGTCGGTCAGCTCTTGTTTAGGGAACTCTTTTCCACCATAGACTCTTCTGTCTACTATGGGAAGATATTGCCTAAGCACGGACCTGGATCCACGGCTGATGGGCTTCTTGGTAACAAGAAGTACCGCCAGCTTGAATGGACTTCCAGATTAGAAGCTGTCTTTCCTTTTGGGGAAGTCGTGGCTCCTAATTGGCGCTCCTATATGGAGATTATGCCGTCCCTTAACATTCTCGAACCTGGAGCTGAGAGACCTGTTAAGGTCATCACAGTTCCTAAGACGCTGAAGACACCCAGAATTATAGCCAAGGAACCTACCTGTATGCAATATATGCAACAGGGGATTCTGGAAGCTATAACTGAAGGTATCGAGGAGAGTGACTTCCTCTCGCGCCTTATCAGTACGAAGAGTCAGGAGCCTAATCGGCGCCTGGCCCTGCGGGGTTCCCTTTCGGGGGAACTTGCTACACTCGATTTGAGTGAAGCATCTGATCGTGTCTCCAATCAGCATGTACGTGCACTGTTACGTTTCCATCCGCACTTGCGTGCGGCTGTAGACGCGACTCGTTCGCGGAAGGCTGATGTTGACGGCTACGGCGTTATACGCCTTGCCAAATTCGCATCTATGGGTTCAGCTTTGTGTTTTCCCTTCGAGAGTATGGTCTTTTTGACCTTGCTTTTTGTTGGTGTAGAGCGCGAGCTTAACACACCCTTGACAATAGCGACTGTGAAGTCCCTATTGGGTAAGGTGCGCGTGTATGGAGATGATATTATCGTCCCCACGCACTTTGCGCTATCCGTGAT